GTTAAGAGGTTATGGAGCAACAAACTTTTAAAAAATTATACAAGGAGAAACTAAATGAAAAAAAGTAAAAAGAAAAATAAAAAACTACCAGTACAGTCTTATGCTTATGGTGGTTTTGTTCCTGGAAGTCCAGGTTGTTTAGCAGGTAAAAAGAAAAAGAAAAAATAATGAACATAACACCTGAACTAATTAATACAGTACATAATATATCTTGGTTTGATGGTATACTTTATATTATACTTGGATTAGGTGTTTATGCAGCATATAGATGGATAAAAAATAAAATATAATCGTTTGACTCATTGAGTTGGAAGTAGGTATCGAAGAAACGCACTAACTTTAATTAGGAGGTGTGTTATGAATAATCAAACATTATACATTTTTAAAAAACAAATAAGAGAATATAATATGGTACGTAAATTAAAAAAAATTAAAAAAGAATTACTTGGTGCATCTAAAATGCATAAAAGACAAGCTAATACTATTGGTCGTATGATTAAGAAAAAAAGAAAAAATAAAAAGGTATATTAATGGCACCAAAAATAAAAATACAACCAACAAAAACAAAAGTAAGCTATAATGCTAAAGCAGGTGATAAAATGAATATTGATTTACAAGGTTATCTTAAAAATAAAAATTTATTTACAAATCCAGTAAAAGGTTCACAAATAAAAGGCAAAATACAATATAATAAAGGTCGTCACTCTATAGAAGGTACTGCATCTCATAGACAAGGTGGAGAACGTAATATAGGAGTTAAATATAAATTGAAATTTAAAAAAGGTGGAATGATAAAATAATGGCAACATCAGGAACATATAATTTTAATCTAGACATAGATGAGATTATTCAAGAAGCTACAGAAATGATAGGTGGTGAACAGACATTAGGACATGAACCTAAGTCTGCTAGACGTTCAATTAATTTAATGTTGAATGATTGGCAAAATCGTGGTATATTATTATGGAGTACCTTTACAACTGCAGTTACAGTTTCTACAAGTGTAACAACATATAATTTAGCAGATTCAGTTACAGATACATTAATAGTTACATATAGAGAAACAGCAACAGGAACTGATACTAAATTAGAACGAAAAACATTTGAAGAATATAATATTATTCCTGAAAAGTCTCAAACAGGAAGACCAACACAATACGCAATTAAAAGAGATTTATCTAATCCAGTTTTATTTTTATATCCTGTTCCTAATGTTAATACAGGTATTTTAAATATAGAAGCAATAAGACAAGTACAAGATATTAATAAATCTTTTGCACAAAATGCAGATGCTCCTGTTAGATTTTTACCTTGTTTAACTGCTGGTCTAGCATATTATATGTCTTTAAAAAGAAATGGTATAGCTGAAACAAGAATAGCTTTATTAAAAACTAATTATGAAGAATTATTAACAAGAGCAATGGAAGAAGATAAAGAAAGGGCAAGCATTTATTTTAAACCTAAATTAAGGGCAGTATAATGGCTACTACTAAAAGAGCTTTAGCAATGTGTGATTCTTGTGGATTTGTTTATCCTATGAGAGTTATGAAGTTAAGTAGTTATGATACATTAAGATGCCCTCAATGTTTTGATGGTGCTTATGATTTAAAAAATCATCCTCAAAATCAAGCTCCTAGTTTACGAGAAGATCCTACTATAAGACATGCAAGAATAGATGATTTAGGTAGAAATATAACTTGGGAACAAGCAAGTTTTACTTGGGATGATACAACAAAAGATAGATGGTGGCAAACAATATGAGTACATTAACAGGAAAATTAGTATCAAGTAGTTATAAACAACTTCTTAAAATGGCAGTATCTGCTAATGAAGGAGTTAGTGCAAGCTTAATAAATGTTCAAACAGGTGATGGAGTTAATACTGCATTACAAGTTGCAACAGGACAAGTAATGGTTGCAGGTAAATTTGGTGTAGGTGAAGATATGTCTGTATCAGGTGATTTACAAGTTACTGGTAAAGTTTGTGCATCATCAGCTTTCTTTTCAACTTTTAATATAACAAATGTTACAGCTACAAATGTTGTTGCAGATAAAGTTTGTGCTTCAGCTTTTTATGGTGATGGTTCTAATCTTACGAATGTTCCAACATCAGGAGATGTTTCTGTATCTACTCTTAGAGTAACTAATGCAGCAACAATCGGTGGAGCTTTATCTGTAGGTGGAGCAGTTAATTTAGCTTCTACCTTAACAGTAGCAGGCAAAGCAGAATTTGATGATGACGTATGTGTTTCAGGTAATACAGTATTAGTAGGTAATTTAGCAGTTGGAGGAACAGCTACAGTTGCAAGTAATGCTTCAATAGGTGGTACTTTATCTGTTGGAGGTGCAACACATTTAGCATCTACCCTTACAGTTGCAGGAAATACAACGCTTACAGGAACATTAGGAGTAGGAGGAGCTGTTAATTTAGCAAGCACTGCTACAGTTTCTGGAACTGCAGGATTTTTAGGAGCAGTTCGAGTATCAGGAAATGCTACTATAGGAGGTACATTAGATGTAGCAGGTAATGTATCATTAGGTGGTAATGTAACTGTAAAAGGAGATGTTCATGTAAGTTCTAAAGTATGTGCAAGTGCTTTCTATGGAGATGGTTCAAATATTACAGGTATAGCAGTTACTGGTAATATATCAGTTAATAATGCTACAGTAGGTGGAAATTTACATATAGGAGGAACTGTTACAGCAGTAGGTAATGCTACTTTTGATGGTGATATTTCTGTATCTGGTGATATGAATATAGGTGGAACAGCTACAATAGCAAGTAATGCATCTATTGGAGGAACATTAAGTGTTGGAGGAGCAACACATCTTGCTTCAACATTAACTGTTGCAGGTAATACTACATTAACAGGAACTCTTGGAGTAGGTGGTGCAGTTAATCTTGCAAGTACATTAACAGTTACAAGTAATGTATCTATAGGTGGAACATCTAATATAACAGGTAAAGCAGAATTTGAAGATGATGTTTCAATATCAGGTGGTTTAGTTGTTGGAGGAACAGTAACAATAGCAGGAGCAAATGTTCAAGCTGCAAATGCTAAGGTATGTGCTAGTGCTTTTTATGGAGATGGTTCTAATTTAACAGGTATAACTGCTTCAATAGAAGGAAATATATCAGTTAATAATGCAACTGTTGGAGGTAATCTTCATGTTGGTGGAACAGTTACTGTTGTAGGAAATGGAACATTTGATGGAGATGTATCTGTTTCAGGAGATATGAATATTGGAGGTCATACTACTATAGCAGGTGCAGTACAACTTGGTTCTACTTTAAGTGTTGCAGGAGAAACTCATTTACAAGATGCAGTAAGTTTAGCAAGTACACTTGTTGTTGGTGGCAAAGCAGAATTTGATGATGCTGTTTGTGTAAGTGGAGATACTGTATTAGTTGGAAATCTTGCAGTAGGAGGTACAGCGACAGTTGCTGGAAATGCAAGTATTGGTGGTACATTAAGTGTAGGAGGAGCTACACATTTAGGATCTACTTTAACTGTAGTAGGTAATACTACTATAACTGGTAATTTAGGTGTAGGTGGTACATTAACTGCTGTAGGTAAATCTGAATTTGATGGTGATGTTTGTGTATCTGGTAATACAGTTCTTGTAGGTAACTTAACAGTTGGTGGCACAGCTACTATTACAGGCAATACAACTATAACTGGTAATCTAGGAGTAGGTGGAACTTTTAGAGTATCTACTAATACTTCATTAGAAGGAACATTAGTTGTTGGTGGTAAGGCAGAATTTGATGGAGATGTATGTGTAAGTGGTAATACTCAATTAGTAGGTACTGCTAAAATTACAGGTGCTACAACAATAACAGGTAATTCAGGATTTTTAGGTACTGTTAGAGTATCAGGTAATACTTCATTAGAAGGACAATTACAATTAACAAAAAGTGCAGCAGCAGTTGTATGTGCAACAGCTATTAATGGTATAACATCTGTATCATTAGATTTTGGTGCATGTCAAAACTTTTTTACATCAGTAACTGCAGCACATACGTTAGCACAACCTATAAATTGTAGGACAGGACAAACAGGTAGTATTTTTTTACATCAAGATGGAGGTAGTGGTACAATGGCATATCATGCAGACTTTAAATTTATAGGTGGTACAGACCCAACCATGTCAACAGCAGATAATGCAGTAGATAGATTAGATTATATTGTAGTATCTGCATCTAGTGATGGAGTTGGAGGAGATATTCAAATGGTAATTTCACAGGCATACGCATAATGGGAGTCTTTCAAAATAATTTATTAGCAGGAGCTGCAGCAGCAGCAAGTGCAGGTGGTGGAGCATTTTAT